CCCTGCGCCGCCGGACAGCTCGAGAGCATCGGCTTCGAAGACGTCCTCGAGGACCACGGCCTGCAGCGCGAGATCTCCGGCGCCTCCGTGATCCGCGCGCGGATCCAGCAGCGCGCGCTGCCGGAGAAGGCCGTGCAGGAGGCCCTGATCGAGCGGATCCGCGAGATCGAGGAGCGCGAAGGTGAACCCGTGCGCGGCGTCCGCCGGCGCGAGCTCGTCGACGAGGTCCGCGCCAGCCTCATCCCGAAGACGCCGACGCAGTCGACCAGGCAGTGGGTCGTCATCGACCGCGAGCAGGGCCTGGTCCTGATCGATTCGGCCACGGCCGCCCGGGGCGAGGCGCTTCTGACGCTGCTCCGTGGGTGCGTCGGATCTCTTCCGGTGCGCCCGCTCGCCTTCGCCCGACCGCTCGACGGCGTGCTCACGAGCTGGGTGACGTCGGGAGATCTCCCGCCAGGCTTCGCCCTCGGCGAGTGGTGCGACCTCGAGCATCCGCAGGACACGGCCAACAAGGTGCGCTTCCGCGGCCAGGTGCTCGACGAGGACGAAGTGCAGGCCGCCCTCGCGCGAGGCCTCCGTGTCACCGCGCTCGAGCTGATCATCGACGTCGGCGTCGATGCACCGCTGAAGCTCACGCTCTCCGAGGACGCGTCCTTCCGGCGCGTGGACATGCCCTGGGAGCCAGGCGGGAACCTCGAGGAGGAGACAGAGCTGTCGCGCCTGGACGCCGATCTCACGCTCGTGGTGCTCGGGCTTCGACGGCTGTTCGAGCAGCTGTTCCCGCAGCTCGGCGGAACCGCCACCGAGAGCCACGGTTCACCGGCGGGCACGGCAGGTGCCGTGCTGTCCCGGCTCGCGGACACGGCAAAGGAGGACGGCGGCATCGCAGCGATCGAGATCGACGGGCAGCGGTTCGAGCTCGGTCAGCATGCGGGCGATCAGCCGGACCCGCGCTACAGCGAGGCCGTGGCGTACGTCCTCGAGTCGCGCCGCGCCTACATCTCCTCGGTGCAGCGCAAGCTGCGCATCGGCTACAACCACGCGGCGCGCCTCATCGAAGCCATGGAGGCCGCCGGCATTGTCAGCCCGATGGGCGAGGACGGATCGCGCATGGTTCTCGCGGAGCCCGCCGCGTGACGATCGCGCCGGGCCAGTTCGTAGGCCGCCTCGAGGTCCTCGAGAGCCTCGGCGACGCCGGCGGTGGCGTCGAGCTCTGGCAGTGCCGCTGCACGTGCGGCCAGACCGCCTACGAGCTCACCACCGACCTGGAGGCATGGGACGTCGTGTCGTGCGGTGACTGCGGCTTCGGGCCGCCCTGGTCGCCTGCCGAGGAAGAGCTGCTCCGACGCGAGCACTCGGACACGCCGAACCGAGATCTCGCCATCCGACTCGACCGCACGCGGCCAGCCATCAAGTCGCGGTCGACGTACCTCGGGCTCAAGAAGTCGGAGGCGTTCATGGCGTCCGGCGCGTCCGGGCGGATCCAGCCAGGCACCGTGCCGCCGAACAAGGGCCGGCGGGGCGGTCCGGTGCACCCGAACTCCAGGCGCACGCAGTTCAAGCCCGGGCAGCGTGGCAACAAGTGGCAGCCGCTCGGCACCGAGAAGCTCTCGAAGGAGGGCTACCTGCTCCGGAAGGTCTCGGACACCGGGTACCCGCCTCGGGACTGGCGCCAGGTGCACCGCCTCGTCTGGGAGGCCGCGGGCCGCGAGATCCCTGAGGGCCGCGTTCTCTGCTTCGTGAACGGCGATCGCCGCGACATCCGACTCGAGAACCTCGAGCTCGTGCACCGCGCGGACCTGATGCGCCGGAACACGCGCCACAACCTGCCGCCGGAGCTGCGAGAGATCCATGTCCTCCGCGCGGCTCTCCACCGAAAGATCTGCAGAAGGGAGCGCGAGCTCGATGAAGAACCGCATGGCTGACGTCCGGAATCACCTGGTCGCCCAGCTCGAGGCCCTCGGCGACAAGGACGCCGACGCCCTGACCGTCGCGAAGGCGAAGGCCGCCTCCGACGTCGCCGGGACGTACGTCCAGACCGTGAAGGTCGAGCTGCAGGCGCGCGAGTTCATGGCCCGCGAGGGCCTGGAAGCGGACGAGGCGCTGCCCGAGGTACTGCAGCGGCCTGCTCTGCCCCACGACGCCTGACGGAGGCCCCATGAGCCAGATCGAAGACATCGCGATCGACGCGATCGCACCCAGCCCGCTGAACTACCGCCGCACGTTCGACGAGAGCGCGCTGCGGGAGCTCGGCGAGTCGATCGCCGCGAACGGCCTGATCCAGCCCATCCGAGTCAGACCCGTCCTCGAGGGCGAGGAAGACGGCGTCCGCTACGAGGTCGTCGTCGGCGAGCGGCGATGGCGGGCGCACAAGCTGGTCGAGCTGCCCACGATCCGCGCCGAGGTCGTCGAGATGACCGACGACCAGGTGCTCGAGGTCCAGCTGATCGAGAACCTGCAGCGCGCGAACCCGCATCCGATCGAGGAGGCCGAGGCCTACGCGCGGCTCCGAGAACGCGGGCTCACGCTCGCGCAGATCGCATCGAAGGTCGGGCTCTCGATTCCGACCGTGCATCAGCGGCTCAAGCTCTGCGGCCTGATCGATCCGGCCCGCGAGGACTTCGACGCCGGCTGGCTCGACCTCGGCGCCATCATGGCCATGGCGCCGCTCGAGGCGCACGTGCAGACCGAGCTGCTCGCCACGCTGCGTGATCGCCACTACCGGCGCCAGGGCTGGAAAGAGGAGGACCGAGAGAAGCCGGAGGCGGCGATCAACGCCGCAGCCGTCCAGCGCGTGATCTCCGACCAGTTCCTCCGCGTGATCGCCTCCGCGCCCTTCGACGTCGCCGACGAGGACCTCGTCGCGTCCGCGCCGGCGTGCGCCGCATGCCCGAAGCGAACGGGCGAGCAGGAAGGACTGTTCGAGGCCGGCGACGAGGACCAGTGCACGGACGGCGACTGCTGGCGCAGCAAGCTGATCGCCCACTTCAAGCGCCTGAAGAAGTCGGGCGAGAAGTGCCTGACGAAGGCGCAGGCGGAGACAGCGTTTCATCGCCGCTGGGAAAGTGAGCGGGTTGCGTCGGACGAACACGAGTACGTCGGCGGGCAGCGCGTGACCGTGACCGAGCTCATCGATGACGAGGAGCCTCTCGTCTACGGGCAGGACGCGCGAACCGGCGAGATCCGGACCTTCGTGGCGAAGGCAGCCGTCCAGCGCGCAGTCCGCGCACGCACACGCACGCCGGCCTCGAGCGACGAGAAGAAGCGGAAGGAGCAGGAGCGACTCGCGAAGCTCGAGACGAAGCGCCAGCGCCACGCGAACCGCACGGCCATCCTCGCCGTGCACGAGGCTACCCGCGCCTCGAACGAGGACATCGTGTTCCTGCTGCGCGCGGTCGTCGCCGCCATCCGGCACGACGTCGCGAAGGAGATCTGCGACGGCCATGGTCTCGAGGCGCAGCAGGGAGAGTTCGGAGCCCCGGCCTATGCCGAGGCCGTCCTCGAGTACTTCGAAACCCAGAAGCTCCGCGGCCAGGTCGCCCTCGCCCTCGAGGCACAGATCCGCGAATCGGTGACCTGGGACATGAGCAGGCGCAGCGAGCTGCTCGAAGCCTGCGTCGAGCGATACGGCGTCGACGTCGTCGCGCTCGAGGCAGCCGCCGCCGAGGCGCTGCCGGACACCAAGGCGAAGAAGCAGCCGAAGGCGAAGGCCGCGTGACGTCCACCAGCCTCTACATCCGCTGCGAAGCCTGCCGCGGGACCGGGCACTGGTCCGGGATGTTCCACCGCGGCGCCTGCGCGGCCTGCGGCGGTGTCGGGGCGGTGATGGCCGACGGATCACCGATCGCCGCGGAGGAGGCCGTGTTCCTGCTCCGCCAGCAGCTCAACGAACGGAACGATCAGCTGCGCCAGGCGAGAGCGGAGCTCCGCCAGCTGCGGGCGCAGCGGTCGCCTGGAGACACCCTGCGCGACGCGGTCTATCCGCCAGGGTCGCGCTACCACGGAGACTGATCACGATGACGACGATCGACGGGCTGGCCCTGCAGGAGCTCAGGGAGACGTGCGAGGAGGTGCGCGACGGGATCGGCGGGGAGATGACTCTGTCCGAGGACGACGCGCGCCTGCTCATCCGGCTGATGGACGAGCGAGACGCGCGGCTCGACGCCGGCGGCGCCATCGCTGACAGCGACCTAGTCGGTGCCGAGCTCGCCGTGCTTGGGGAGTTCGAGGCCGATGGATGCCGCTACGAGCACGCAGGCGTGATCGTGTTCGACGACGTCGAGTCAGTGCGTGCCGCGGCGCCCCATCTGTTCCGGCGTGTGGTGCTCGTGGCGCCCACCAGCGCCGCGCCGGCGACGGAGGCCTCGTCGTGAGCCGCTTCTGGGCATGGGATCCGGAGAACCAGGAGCCCGCAGACGCGCGTCTGTTGGAGGCCGTGGACGCCGAACACGCGGCCGAGCTGTTCGCCGAACGCGACGACTACGAGTCCGCGGAATTCGGATACGCCAACGACGGCGGGAGGGTCCGGGTGCGCGACGAGAACGGTGCAGTGCAGACCTTCAGCATCACTGCGGAGGCACGCCCGACGTACACCGCGACGCTCGACGAGACCCTGGAGGTGAGGCCGTGAGCCGCCTCGCGCTCCTCCAGGAGTTCCACGATCGTGTTCGCATCGCGCGGGCAGTCGACCAGCGCGCAGGCCTGGGCGGCTACATCGCGGCCCGCATCGAGGACATCGAGGCGGAGGCGACGGGCCTGTTCGTCGCGGCCCTGGCCGTGCCGTGGTTCGCCTGCTCGCTCGCTTGGGGCTTCCTGCGCCTGGTCACGGCGCCGATCGGCTACGCGCTGAACCCGTACTGGCAGGCGTGGCGGCTCAGGCACCACGGGCGGCTCTGGGAGCTGCTGCAGCGCCGGGTCGAGCAACGGGAGAGGCGGGGCGATGGCTGACCGGGATAGATGGCTGGCCGAGCTGACGCGTGCCGCCGCGGCGGCGGGCATCCCGAACGACGACGTTCCTGCCGTTGTCGAGGCGCTCGTCGACGAGCCGCGAGATGGCCGCAGCGCGGAGGAGGTCGTTCGCGACGAGCTTGACGCATGGTCGCCAGGAGACTGCGAATGAGCGCCCGGCGAACGTCCGTCGTGCACTGCAAGCGCGAGTCCTTCGACGTCTACATCGGCCGCCCCGGGCGGTGGGGGAACCCGTTTCGGATCGGACCCGACGGCACGCGGAGCGAGGTGCTCGAGAAGTTCGAAGCATGGATCCGTGCGCCAGAGCGCGCCGAGCTCCGCGCGGAGGTCCGGCGCCACCTGCGCGGCAAGGTCCTCGGCTGCTGGTGCGCCCCGAAGGCCTGCCACGGGGACGTGCTGGCCAGGATTGCGGACGAGGGCTGACGTGGGCGCCGCCGAGGACATCTACACCGTCGAGGAGCTGAAGGCGCTCACGCGCGCCAAGCAGCGAGCGAAGGTGATCGAGGTCCTCGCGCGCAACCGGATCCCGTTCATCATCGCCGCGGACGGCTGGCCGTCGGTCGACCGACGTTGGATGCCGGGCGGCAACGTGGTATCGCTGAATGCCCGACGGTCGGAGGAGCCCGACTTCGATGCCCTCACGTGAGCCTCACTGGCCGAAGCGGTGGACCTGGAAGCACGGTGCGATCTGGTACCGGACGCGGCCCGACGACCGTCACCTGTGGAACGACCAGAGCTGGTTCCGACTCGGCGCCACGGAGGCCGAGGCCTGGGCGTGCTGGTTCGATCGTGCCGGCACGACGCCCTCGCAGCCGCTGCAGACAATCGGCGACGCGATCCAGCGTTACCGCGGTGAGGTGCTCACGAAGAAGGCGCCGAAGACGCAGCGGGACTATGACCGGGCCCTGAAGCGCCTCGAGCCCGTGTTCGGCCGCATGCACCCTGCCAAGCTCCGGCCGGTGCACGTCGCTCGCTACATGGACCTCAGGGTGAAGGCAGACGGCACCGGTACCGTGGCGGCGAACCGGGACAAGGCCGTGCTGTCGGCGGTGATGACGTGCTGCGTGCGGTGGGGCCTGATCGATCGGAACCTGGTGCGCGAGATCTCGCGGTTTGAGGAGACGCCGCGCGAGCGGTACGTCGAGGACGCGGAGCTCGACGCCTTCCTCGAGCACTGCCGGCAGAGCAGGACGAAGGCCGGCCGCGTCGTGGCCGCGTTCGTCCGCCTGAAGCTGCTCACAAGCCTTCGCCAGGGCCAGATCCGCCAGCTCCACCGCGCCTGGTGGAAGCCCGCCAGGAACGTCCTCAGCGTGCCCAGCGCGAAGGGAGGCCTCGCCGTCGAGTACGAGGGCCCCGAGCTCGCCGACGCCATCGAGGAGCTGCAGGACGCGTGCGCAGTCGGGAGAGGCATCGCCAGCGTCTACCTCGCCCCGACGCGCTCGGGCGCGCCGTACACGGACACCGGGTTCCAGTCGCTGTGGCAGCGGACGATGCGGTCCTACCTGACGGCGAATCCGGGCGCGCGGCGCTTCACGGAGCACGATCTGCGAGCGAAGGTCGTCACGGACGAACAGGATCTCGACCTCGCGCGGCGCCGCGCTGGGCATCGATCCGTCAGCACGACGCAGCGGCACTATCGCGTACGGCCGGAGCGAGTACCTGTCTCACGAGCGCGCCTGCAGGCCACGAAATCAGGCGGCGGAGACGGGGAAAAGTGAGACAGCGCGGTGCGCACAATGCCCTGTCGCCTCAGCAACTTGCGCGCCGACGAGCATCGAACTGTTAATCAGCGGGTCGCTGGTTCGAGCCCAGCAGGCGGAGCCATACTTTCAAGCACTTAGGGCGCCCAAGGGCGCCCTTCGTGTCTCACAGGGACGAAGGTGTCTCACGCACCGCGTCCCCGACCCGCATCCTCCCCCCTCTCGATCCACACCGCCAAGCGCGCCTCCAGCGGATCGCGGTCCTCCGTCGGCGCGTACGTGCTAGGGTCGCGTATAGCTGGCCATTCCCTGATACGAGACAGCCCCACTGCGGCCGTCTTCGGGTCCACTCCATCTCGCTCAGTCATGTCCACGAACAGAGCCAGCACGTACGCGGCACGCTGGCGAGGTGTCATCGCGGGCCATGCGTCGCCGCACCTGCCTGCCGACTTCGAATAGGAGGCGTCGTCCTTCTCGACAAGATGCTCGAGCACTCGAACACGTCCACGTGGCGCTTCAGGCGAGGCCTCTTCCCACAAGATCATGGCGTCAGCCAGATCGACGTATCGGGATTCGGCCGAAGGATCGACGGGCGGCGGCTCGCCTGACACCAGCCCCGCGGCCTGCAACAGCAGGCGCCAGGCGCTGTACGGCATGTCGCTCTCGCCGCTGGTCCAGGCCCGCACCTTCCGCCCGCTCGACAACCCGAGCAGCTGTGCCGCGCCGTTGCCGGAGAGCCCCGCCATCGAGAGCGCCGCGCGGATCTCGTCTGGCGTCGGCTTCGTGTATCCCGGGTCCGCGAACGGCAGCAGCGCCGTCTCGCGGATGTCCTTGGCGCCGGCGTTGCCGACGCGGTAGGTGGCTCGTTCTTCAGTCATGATCATGGTCTCCGATGAGAGAGTGCGGGGCTCACAAGAGCCCCCTCTCCGCCAGCGAGGTGACGTCCATGCCGCCCACGATGAGGTGGTCGAGGAGGCGGACGTCTACCAGCTCCAGCGCGGAGCGCAGGCGCGCGGTGATGCGCACGTCGGCGCGGCTGGGCTCGGCGATGCCGGACGGGTGGTTGTGGAAGAAGATCACCGCGGCCGCGTTGGCGCCGAGGGCGGCCTTCACGACCTCGCGGGGATGGACCGAGGCGCCGTCGACGGTGCCGCGGAAGAGTTCCTCGACCTTCAGCACGCCGTGGCGCGCGTTCAGCCAGAGGGCACCGAAGATCTCGTGCTCGAGCTCGGCGTAGCGGAGGGTGAGGAAGTGGCGAGCGTCTTCCGGGCTGGCGAGGTAGGTCTCGGCGCGACGGAGACGGTTGCGGAGGATGGTGAGGGCGGAACGGATGGTCTGGTCTTCGTTGGTCATCAGGCTTTCCCTGGTGCGTGGCCTTCCCGGGTGGGCGGCCGTTGCGTTGAGTGCACGTGTAGACTAGGCCGTTACGGCCTATACGTCAAGCCAGCATTCGGCGGACCGACCAGCGGTACGGTGTAGAGCGCACGCCGGCAGGGAACACGCGCTCAATTCTGAAGGGCAGCGGTCTGCTCCCATGGACAGCTCCCGGCGTCGCTGGCCTCAGCGCCCGCGACGAACCGATTGCGAACACCGGTGACTTCGCCGATTCGCCGATCCCGCTCCAGCTCCCAGGGCGATACGGGATCCGCTTCGTGCCAAGCCGCGAGCATGGAGAGCTCCCCGGGCACGAGCGCGAGCCCGTAGGTCTCCATCATGTAGGCCCAGATCCGAGCCACGTCGCCCTTGCGACAGTCGGGCGGCTCGAACGCACCGCGCGAGTCCTCGATCGCGCAGCCACCGAAGTCGCTCGCTTCATCAGGGAGATCGAAGTAGCGGTCATTGCTTCGCAGCGCGTTCACCTGGCCGATGGCCGGCACCACGTTGTGGAGATCGACGCGCGCCGGGCCCGGCGGCAGGAAAGACTTCGGAACGACATGCTCCCACTCGATTCGGCCAGCGCGATGCTGATCGGAGCGAGGCCCCACGTATCCGCACTGAGTCACGTCGGTGATGTCGCCGCTGCCATCGGAGTCTCGGTGCGACTTGTAGGTGCATCCACAGTAGAAGGTCGTATCCCGGCCCGCGTAGACGACGTCGTCGAGGGTGTTCTTGGCAGAGCGCCAGCTTGCCGCCTCAGCGGCAGACGCAACCAGGAGGAGAGCGAGCGGCAGTAGGTATCGCGGGAGGTTCATGCGATCGGTCCTTGATCACAGCCCAGACGGCTGAGTCAGAAGCTATCGCAAAGCCACGGGGGACACCACGGAAGGCGACACGACATGAAGGGCGACCGGGACTTCAGAACAGGGTTCTAAGATCCCGATCGCAGGCGCTAGGCGGGTCCGCGAGCGCCAAGGCCATGGTCGGCCACCAGCGCCCGCGGCGTCTGTAGGAGATGGCTGAAGCGGACGTGCGCTATCGCATGGCGATCTTGCGCAGGACGGCCTTCCGGTTCGCGGAGACCGTGGTCGCGAGGCCCTCATAGGCATTGGCCACGGCCCGGAGCTCGGCGCACGCTGCGACCAGATCCGCGACGACGGCCAGCTGCTCAGACGTCGGCGTCTCCGTCTCGTAGAGCTGCTTCGCGAGCTCCGTCTGATCGTCGCCATGCAGCACCATCAGGTCCTCGACGAGGGCACACGCCTCGTCCGTACCGGCGTGCCAGTCGCGCGCGTAGCGAGCCTGGCGGCCGAGCTCGTTCAGCACGCGAGCTGCGCGCATTTCTCTCAGGGGAACTGCAGTCACGTCTTGGGCTCCTGTACCAGGCGAATGACTTCCAAGGCCGTCGGGCCCTGGCCAGAGGTGCCGCTGTCGAATTCCACCAGCGATCCGGAAGCACCGCTGGTTTCCTCGAGGCGCGCGCGATGGTTGGCGGCTGTCGCAACCACGACAGTCTGATGGCTGGACACGAACCGGAAGCGCTCAGGGTTCGCGTGCGAGATGATCCCGTTCGTTACGTCGGACCAGCTGCCGCCGTCCGGCCGCTCTTCCCACGTCAGCACCAACTGCCGGTTCTGGGCCACGGTGTCGTCCTCGACGACAAGGCGCAGGTTCAGCATGTAGACGCCCGGCTCGTCGAACTCGAGCTCATCACCGCCCACGATCGTGATCGGGGCGTCGCCGTCGACGTACGTCCACGGCATGTGCGCGCCGTTGGTGAACGTGCCGCCGGAGGTGTAGCGGGACCGCTCCAGACTGCCGGCGTTCGCCGTCGCCACGAGCTGCCAGGCGCCGCCGTCTCGCTCGTAGTAGCGGAAGTCGTCGTTGTCCCACCACCGATCGCCGTCGTCGGATACCAGCGACGACGGCTCGGTCGGTTGGTCGAAGAACGTCGGCGCGTTGTCGATGATCGCGTAGGGGACGCCCGCGGTGCCCGACGTGACGGTGATCGTCGTCCCGGTCCCGCGGTCGGAGAAGTCCGCCTCGAGGTTGTTGGTGAGCACCGGCACCGGCACGAACTCGCACTCGACGCCGTCCGCGGGCAGCTCGATGTCTCGAGTCGGCTCCGCGGGGCCGAACCGCTCCCACGGGCCCGGGCCCGACGTCGTGCGGCCGTAGATCATCGCGTGCGAGTACAGCGAGTCGACGGAGATCTCCTGGACCGTCAGCCGGACCACGGTCCGGCCGTTGTCGGCGACGCTCGAATAGAGCTCGGCGGCCGTCAGCGAGAGTTGCTGGCGCGCTGCGACGGCGGCGTCGTCGATGTCCTCCTCCGCGCTCGAGGCGGAGGGCATGAACTGGATCCGCGTCGCGGCCGCAGAGGCATCGACACCCGAGCTTGAGGACAGATCCCGCGTGAAGCGATCGTCCGGAACCTCGAAGCCGAACCCGAACTTCGTGTCCATGATCAGCGGGTCAGGGAGCTCGGTGTAGGAGGCGCTCGGCAGCGGCGCACTGCCGTAGTCCGCGACCACCTTCCCGGTGATCGTGCCCGGGGCGGGGTTCAGGGCGCCGTCGACGACGATCAGGATCCCGCCCGGGGCGCCGCCAGCCCCGCCGCCGGCGTGCGCGGGTTGCGCGTTGCCTGCGGCGTAGGCGCCGACGGATCCATCCAGGCCGCTCGAGTCGATCTGGCCGCTTGCGCCGAAGGCGAAGCCGCGAGTGATGAGCGCGAGCCCTGCGCCACCGGCGCCGCCGGTGCCGCCTCGGTTCACCTGCACCAGGTTGGGCGACGGCAGCGTGTCCTCGTAGTAGCGGAGTCCACCCGGGCCGCCCGAGGATCCGCGGAGGTCCGCGGGCAGCCCCTCGACGTCGCCGCCGCGGTACTCGAGCTGGAACAGGGGCATGACGTCGAAGGCGCCCGTCGTCAGCGGTGCGGGGACGCTCTGCAGGACGCCGAAGAAGCGGCTCCCTACGCTTTCCTGCCGCACGCGCTCGATCAGCCCTCCATGGGCCTGCGTCACCCCGAAGCCGCCAGCCTGGCCGCTCTGGAACGTCACGTCGACCGGGCCGAGCTGCGTCGGGTAGTCAGGGATCCCGGAGACGTCCAGCGTGTCCGCGACGCCCGTGAGACCGCCGCCCTTGCCGTCGAGCTTGCCGTTCACAGTCATGACGCCGCGCACGCGGAGCTGGACGTTCTGGTCGTAGGTGACGGTGACGCCAGCGGCGATCGTCAGGTCCTTGCCGGCGTAGTAGACGGCGCCCGCGGCCGTGAGGTCCGCGTTGCCGGAGAGCGTGAGGTCCGCGGTCACCTCGAGGAAGTCGCCCTGGTCGACGACGCCGGTGAGACCAGCGATGTCCGTGCCAGTCCCGACGAACCAGGCGTCCGGGATCGAGGTGTCGGTGCCGAGGGGCTTGAGCGGATCGGCGGCCTGGCTCGACCCCTCGAGCGTCAGCGAGACACGCCCACGGAGCCAGTCCGTGGAGATGGCCTGCACTTCGAACGGATGGTCCACCGCCCCCGAGGCGCCGGTCCACAGGCGCGCGTGTGAGGTCGCAAGGCGCACGAGATCGCCGAGCTCGATGCCGCAGAACCGCGTCGAGACCTCGCCCTTCGCGGAAAGCGGCGGGCTCGAGCGGCGATCGAAGGCCTGCTGCACGATCGCGACGACCCGCGAGCGCGAGTTCCGGGATCCGTGCAGGCCGCGGGCCTCAATCACGTACTGCTCGCGGGCGCCCCACTTCCCCTGCGAGCCCTCGTCGACGACCTCGACGGAGCGCGTCAGGTCGCCGTCGACCTCGTTCCACTTCAGGAGGATGTCGTTGCGGACGTCCTCGCCGCGGAGGTCGATCGCGGGCGCGGCCGTGAGGTCGCGATCCCGCAGCGTGACTACCGCAGCGGCGCCGGCGACGATGCGACGGATCCGCCGGAGGCCGAGCTGCCCGTCCGCCAACACCGGCTGGAACAGGCCGGCCGGGCGCATGATCTCGGTCTCGACGAACCGCTTCGCGTCCTGCGCGCCCGGATCCACGAAGCGGAAGATGATGCCTGCGGTGTCGTCGTCGGGGTCGTAGACGTCCTTTCCGATGCCGGTGTAGTCCGTGAGCTTCACGTCGGCGGCCACCAGCCCCGCGTGCCAGTGCTCCGGCCAGGTGCCCAGCTGGTTGATCTGCACGCCGGTCTGGATGGCGTAGGCGAGCTTCACGGCCGGACCCTCGAGGTACACGACCTCCTCGACCTTCTTCCCCTTGTCCGGCGAACTCGCGACACCCTCGTCGGTGGTGTGCTCCGCTGCGCGCGTCCCGAGGACGCCGCGGATGCAGTTCGTGAAGGTCGTGGCCGTGCGGTCCGCCTGCAGCGTGCGGATGATCTCGTCGTCGATGCGGAAGTAGATCACGCCGTCCGTGCTCGGTGCGTCCGACCAGCCAGTACCGTGGTCGACCCCGGTGAGCACGGTGGCATCGACGACCGGGATCGTCGTGGCCGTGTCCGAGATCGGCGCCGTGAGCCGCGTCTCCTTCGCCTCGAACACGCGCCGACGGGATCCGCGCTGGACGTCGGCGCAGCGGAACGAGATTTCGGTACCGGACCTCGAGGCCTGACAGCTCTGCAGGATCTGCGTCGTGACGAGCTCGTAGCTCGCGAAGGGGATCCGGCGATCGCCGACGAACAGCTGCACGCGCTTCCCGAACGCACCGCGCTCATGCGTCAGCAGCTGCGTGCGCAGCTCGTCCGTCAGGCTGGCACCGATGTCGGTGATCGTGAACGACAGAGCGCCGATCTCGCTGCGACCCTCGGTGGGTCGCACGCGCTGGGAGAGGTTCGAGAGCTTGCGGATTCGCGCATCGACGACGGTCCCGCTGCCGGGCACGACGTCTGCGTGCGAAACGATCCACAGCTCGACGCCGCCGCCCATGTCGATCCGGAGGGCGAACCGCCGCTCGCGGCGCCTTGAGGCATTGACGGCGCCGAAGGCCTTGTTGAAGTCCAGCACGGCGTCAGAGCGTCCGCATGCGGAAAGCGTGGGTGACGTAGCTCGAGACGCCGACACGCTTCGGGGACAGGTCGTCCGAGTCGAGGATCACGTTGATGGGCGCGGCGGCGACGTCGGTCGCGGCATACGGGTCGAAGGTGAACGGCTCGCCGCCCGCGACGCTGTCTAGGAACTCCGCGAAGATGGCGCGAGCTGCGGCCGTCGTGAGCCAGTCCGTGGTCACGCTCCAGAGCTGCTCGAAGCCGTGCAGGTCGGTCTCGACAGACTGGTCGAGAGCGATGCTCTGATCCACGATGCGCTTCCGGCGCGGATCTATCACCTGACCGCCGACGACGATCGAGTACTCGGTGTCGACGGAATGGCCTGCGCTGATCGACCGCAGTGCGGTGTAGACGAACCTCACGACGTCTGCAGCTCCAGTGCCTGGCGAGAGTTGGGTTCGATGAGCACGACATCGCGGTCCGAGATCGCGCGGCCGATCCCCTCGATCAGCAGCGGCTCGAGCTCCTGCGCGGCGTCCTGAAGGCTCGTGGCGATCACACCGCTCTGGGTGATGTTCACCTGCAGGGTCACGGCGCCGGCGTTCTGCCCGCGCTGATCAATGAACGGCGCCGGCGCGCCGCCTGCGAGGCCGCCCTCCTCGCCCCCGGCTGACCTGGCGAAGGAGCCTCCGCCGAAACTGCCACCGCCGCCGGCGCCGCCACCAGCACCACCGGCCTCGGCGATACCCTGCGCGGCGATCAGGCCCACGGACGCAGCGCCCGCCGCCTTGATCGCGGCCGCCGCAGGCGGGCCGGCGATCGGGCCGAGCTCGGCGAGGGCGCGCGCGGCAGCGACCTGCGTCAGCACCACGACGTCGGCGATGGCCTTGCCCTTCTCGAAGGCGAGCATGGCGACCTTGATCGCGTTCGACTGCCCCATCAGGCCCTGCAGGGACGCCACGACGGCGGCGCGGCCGCGGTCCGCGGTTCGCTCCTGCTGGCGCGCCAGCTGGTCGTCGATGCGCTGCTGCTCCTGGGCTCGGCGACGCGAGATCTCATTGAGGCGGCCAGTGTGCTCGGCGTGAGCGTCCTCCTCAGCCTGCCGGAACTGAGCACGAAGCTCGGCCTTCTGTTCCTCGGTCACGAGCTCGTTCTCGAGCAGCATCTCGCGCTCCTCGGCCAGCTTCTCGATCTCGCGCTCGAAGCGTTCGTTCTCGAGCTCGACGTCGCGCTGCTCGGCAGTCAGGCGGGCCTCGCGCAGGCGTTCGAAGCGCGTCTGCTGGGCCTCGAGGAGGCGCTCGGTCTTCTCCTGCTCACGCTGGAGATCGGCGTCTTCGCCGCCGCGAAGGCGTCCCTCGCCCTCGCCTTCGACGAGCAGACTGGCCGGATCGATGAGGGCCGGCGCATCTGCCTGGGTCCGCGCCTGCAGCGCCGTACGCTTCTGCTCAAGCGTCTCCAGCACCTCCTCGAGCGCCTCAAGCTCGCGCACGGCGGGGCCGAGGTCGCTGTCCCGGCCAGGGCGCCGCAGCCCCGTGTCCATCCCGAATATCTCGAGCGGCACATCACCGCCGGAGATGATCTCGCGCAGCGTGTCCATGCGCTCACGTACATGCGCGATCTGGCCGAACAGGCGAAGTTCACTCTCCTGGTTGAGCAGGTCGAAGAACTGCCGGATGTGCGGCACCGCAGAGGCGAAAGCGTTGCCGGCCTGAATCACGGCCGGGAACAGCTCCGCACCGAGGACGGTGGCCTGCGCGGAGACGATCCGCTGCATGCGATCCAGCTGGTCGGAGGCCGCCTCGGCGTTCGTGAGCAGGTCCTCGTCGAGAACGAGGCCCAGCTCGCGTGCGGTGCGCGCCAGGTCGTCGATCACGGCAGGGCCGCCGGCGAGCGCCGCGCCAAGGCGGATGCCCTCGCGGCCGAAGAGTGCCGCGGCCGCAGCGGACCGCTCGGCGTCAGTCTCGAGACGCTGCATGGCCTCGGCGACGTCGCGGAGGATCGCATCAGAGTCTCGGACACGGCCGTTCGCGTCGACCACCTCGATGCCCAGCTGCTCGTACATCTTGGCGGCCGCGCCGGTGCCATTCGCCGCCTCGCCGATGCGCTTCGTGAACCGCTCGAGGTTGGAGGTCATCGCCTCCTGCTGGATACCGAGCTGGCTGCCTGTGAAGATCAGCTCCTGGAAGCGTTCGCCGGTAAAGCCCGCAGCACGCGCGCTCTTCGCGAGGGCGTCTGCCGTGCCGACAGCCCGCACAGTGACGGCCGTGAGCGCGGCACCGACGCCGGCGACGGCCAGCCCCGCGTCACGCACCTGGCGGAAGCCCCGCTCAACGCGATCGAACGCCGCCCGGGTCTTATCCTCGGCCGTGATCTCGAACTTGGCTCTCGGCGTTCGCGCCATCTATGATCTCCATCGCCTCGAGGAACCGGTTCGGCTGCTCGAGCAGGCCGCCGGTGAATGGCAGCAATCCGCGATCGTAGAAGTGGTGGAGCCGCAGCCACTCCCAGGAGGCGGCGGTGACGAGCTGGCGGGGGCAGGTGCGAGTGGAGTACTCGCGCCCACCGAGCTCGATACTGAACGGCGTCAGACCCTCCGGCAGGGCCTCGGCCTGGATCTCGCAGTCGCAGGACCCGCAGTCGAAGCGGGACCAGTTCCGCCGGACTGCTACTGCGAGTCGGAGTTTCCCGCCTCGTCCTCAGCTAAGTAGCGGTCGGCGGCGTCCGGATCGACGCGGCCGTCAGCGTCCTCGACCGGAGGGATCACCCGGCCGAGCGTCGAGAGGGCGTGGATCTGCTGCACCAGCGCCGCGACGGCGCCCTCGGGCAGGTCGTCGATGACGTCGACGGAGAACGGCACCGGTTCGCCGGTCTCTTCGTCGACGACACCGTCCCAGCCGGCGAGGCCCCGGCGGACCGCCCGGTACATGGCGTCGACGGGCATCTGCAGGATGCGAGGGCTCAACCAGACGTGCTGGCTGAGCTCCATGCGCTCCTCGCCGGTCAGGGGCCGGATCTGGAAGCGGGCCTGATCGTCCGGATCGAGCTGCACCCACTGCGGGGCACGAAGGGTTCGGATCTTCACGGCACCGGCCTCACGTCAGGGTCAGAGTCACATCGTCGTCGCCGGCGTCCTTGACGAAGGCGAGCTCGAGCGGGTTGCGGATGACGCCGTCCGAGTTTTCGAACGAAGTGCCGGCGATCTGGACCTTCCCGGCCGACAGTGCCCACCGATTCCCGGCGACGCTGCCCACGGGGCCGATCGACAGCGCCATCGCGGCGCCCTCGCGCCACTTCGCGAGCCAGTCCTTCGAGGCGATCGAGCGGAGCTCGGGGTTCAGCGTGCCCACGATGTTCCGATCGAGGATGTCGAGGTCCGCGAAGCCGTCGGCGCCGTTGATGTCCGGCCGCTGCGGGATCTCGTTCTGCAGATCGAGCGTGAAGGTACCGGCCGCGGGCGTGAAGCTGTCGAGGGACAGCGCCGCGGCGCGGAACGGCACCGGGACCGTGGCGTCCAGCGTCGGCGTCGGGAGCGCCGTGTCGGTGTCCGCGGCGCCCTGGTGACCGATCATGTTGAACGTCATCACCGGGATCTCGCGGGCGACGGCATTCAGGGTCATCGTGCCGCGGCAGCCGATGAGGCGGCGGAGGACTCCGTCCTGGTTGTAGTAGATCGTCACCGACTCGTGAGGGGTACCGGAATCGCCCGAGGCCGGCGTGTAGGCGACCGACGTCGACACGGTGATGTCCTCCGCGAAGCCGCACGCGCGCAGCAGCGGCGCCCACTCCGGCGGCGTGCCGGCCGCGCCGCTGCCCTTGAGCTCGACCTCGAGCTGAATGCCGTGCAGCGAGCCGCCCCAGGCGTGCAGGTTGCGGCCGAAGCTGCCGTCGATCAGGCGGCGCTCGTTCAGCGTGGCGCCCTCGGCCGGATTCGGCGTCAGGGCGCGCACGAGGACGGCGTTCGTACCGTCCGGCTCTGCATCGACCCGGTGGGTGTCCTCGATCTTCACCAGGACGATCTGTCTGCGGTTCGCGTTGGGCATGGCGCCGTCTCCTACTCCTGCGCGTCGCCGGCGGGCGGCGTCTGGTCAGCGGTCTGCTGCGTGGCGGTGGCGTTCGGATCCGGCAGCTCGCCGGCCGGACGCTCGACGGTCCGAGATCCGGGCTTCCGGTTCGGGGCGTACTGCACCTGGGGCGGTGCCTTCTGCTTCTTGGCCATGGGCCCTCCTCAGGCCGTGGGGTCGTCGTAGGCGTGCCGGTACCGCGCGCGCCAGCGGGTCCGGAGCGTTGCGTGACGCTTCTCCGTCTCGCCGTCGACGCGCGGCGCCTCGACGCCGTCCGGCTCGATCTCGAACAGAAAGCCGAGGCCGAGCTGCGGGGCCTCAAGGAGCTTCTGGTGCACCTCCGCGGAGAGGTCGGACAGCTGCTGCAGCCAGCGCGGTACGGCCGAGCCGTCCGCAGCGTCACTCCGCGCGCGCACGGAGATGTCCACGAACACCTCGAGGTCGCTGTCGAAGGTGGTGGCGTTGGCGTCAGAACCCGCCAGCGGGTCGTCGTTTCCGTGGATGACGTTCAGCGCGAGGTCGTCGGTGATGCGGCTGAAGCGACCGATGTAGCAGGCAGATCCGGCCGCGGTGGCGCCTTGAAGCGCCCCGTGCACGGCGATCACGATCTGCAGACGGCGATGGTCTGTCATGCGATCTCCTCGCCGCGGGCCTCGAGGTAGCAGCGCGTGATCGCGTCATCGGGGCCGATGGGTTCGGCGTCGATGACTTCGTAGTCCGTGCCGTCGAGCGTGAGGCGCCAGCCCTCTTCCACGTCAGGAAGGTCCACTGCTCGAACGTCCAGGTGGTGCGTGTAGCCCGGGAGCTCGGCGTCGAGCTGCGACACGGTCGGCGAACGCACCTGCAGCACCTCGACGGCCGTGATTTCGTCGAGTGGGCTGCGGAAAGAGACCGTGCGGCCGGCGTGACGCGCGGCCGCACGGTGGAAGCGCGAGAGGTCGGCCATGGATCAGCCGGCGTCTCGCTCCGCCTGGAAGCGTTCCCAGGCCTGATCGCGCTGCTGCGCGGTGATGTCCTTGCTCAGGACCGTCTCGAGGGCGCGGACTTCCGGCTTGCCGGCCTGCGTCCAGTCGTCCTCGCTGTCCGGATCGAGCATGCCGATCGCCTGCACGATCTCGTCCTCGAGGGACGGCTCGCCGCCACCAGCGTCGTCGTCGGACTGCGGCTCTGCATCGGCGCCATCGGCACGGCGCGCGGCGCCCAGGCCGCAGACACGGGCCGCTTCGTCCTCCGGCAGCTCGAAGCGGCCGTCGGGCTCCACGTACTGGCCGCCGACCTTGACGGTCTGCAGCGCGATCAGAGCGACCATGACTTCGCTCATGGGATAGATCTCCATTGGAGGCCGCCCGGGTACCGCCAAGGCGGCCCGGACAACCGGATGAGGAAGTACTCGGCCGCGCCAGAGCGGCGCGGCCGAGGCGGCGTCAGTCGATCGGCTGAGCCGTGAGGAACGCGTCGATCTGGTGGGGGACCACCAGCGGCGCGCTCTGGAGCATGGTCCAGCGAGCGGACGGGTCCGGCTGCACCCAGCTCTTCGGGAACCAGCGGACCGAGGCGTCACCTGCCTCGATGTCGCGGATCATCCCGTAGTGCCGAGCCGTCCGGGCACGCGTGGAGCCGAGGAACACCTTGTTGACCGGCACCATCGGCTGCTCGTTGCCGGCGTCGTCGATGTACCACTCGTCGTACGTGTAGAGGTCGAGACCGCCGGAGAACAGCGACCCGAGGTACGTGGCGCCGCTCGGGAGCTCCTGGACCCGGATTGCACCGATGTCCGCCCGACGGGTGTCGAGCTGCTTCCCCGCCTCTTCGTTCGCGAGGAACGCGTCCACGACGTTGGCGCCGACGACGGCCGCGTTCGGGACGAGGCCGGAGCTCTGCGCGACGCGGCGGCGCCAGGCCATGAGGTCGGCGATGGGGTTGGACGCCGCGTCGGTCCACTTGTCCGTGGACGTCAGCGTGATCTTGTGCGTCGCAGGCATGCCGAAGTCGATCGAGTCGGACACGCCCTCGCCGGTGACGGTGATCACGCCGTTGTTGAGGGCCTGGGCAGCCATCCACTCCTCGCGACGGACGATCATGTCCATCATCTCGGCGAAGTCCTTCGCCAGCTGCGCCGCCGCGCGCGACGCCGGGCTGCCGGCGGCGTCGTAGATCGTCGAGCCGGGCATGCGGTCCGGCAGGTGCGAGGTGTCGAACACCATCTTCGGCTTCACGTAGGGCGGCTTGTAGGTCCGCGTGGTGAAGCCGATGCGCTCGACGGGCTTGCCCTCGAGCTGCGGGCTCACGAACGGCGCGAGCCGGCGCTTGCCCTTGATGATGTCGATGTCGATGTTCTCCTCGTTCGACGTCTCCACCGAGGAGAAGAACAGGTCGAGGAGGAACGTCTTCGGGACCAGCATCTGGTCCAGCATGCGCAGCATCCGCCGCGTCTCGAACAGGCTTGCGGTCATCTCTCAGTTCTCCGTGTCAGGTTGCTGGGCGCTGGCTCAGGCCGAGACCGGCGACTTGAGGAAGATGCCGCGAGCGCGGAGCCCGGGCTCGATGCCGGCGGCCGTGAGGCCCGCGCCGATCGTCAGCGCGTCCTCGTTGAATTCGCCGGTGACGTAGGCCACGCCGACCGCGTCACCACCGGACGCGTCGCACGCCTCGGCCATGATCATCGTCGGCGTCTCGGAGCCGTCGTCCGACGCACCGAGAGACGCGGCGACCTTGCCGTTCGCCGTGATCTCGCCGACGACCTCGCCGCGGACCAGCGTCTGGCCGGACACCACGGTCACGGCCTTCGTGACCACCGGGAAGTCGCCCGCGCGCAGCGCGTCGTAGGCATGGGACTGATCGGAAACACTCATCTCGTGTCACTCCATCTGGGACAGGGAAGGCGGCGGCTCAGGCCGCGCGCCCGCTGTGGGCCTTGGCCGCGGCGTCGACGGCTGCGTCGAGCGCCGCCTGTTCCGGATCGGCGTTCGGATCGCCACCCATGGGCGGCACGATCGGCGGGGCCTCGGCGCTCGAGCGGGAACCGAAAGCGATCCGGCCCTCGCGCTGCGCGGCGATGATCTGCTGCGCGACGTCGCCGGCCGTGGCGTTCGGGTCCTGCTTGGCGGCGGAGACGATCTCCTCCGTGCCGGGGATGGCCAGGGCGTCGATGGCGGCGATCCGCTCACGCTCGGCCGTTGCGGCGGCCTCGGCCGCCTCCTTCTTGCCCTGCTCGAGGCCGGAGGCCTTGCCGGCCTCCTCACCACGGGCGAAGGCGGCGTCCTCAATGGACTTCACGAGTGCCGGGGACGCCTCCCGGAGCTCGTCGACGCTCGCGCCCTCGATCGAGGCCTTGAGCTGCTTCATCGCGTTCTCGGAAAGGGGCATCCCCATTCTCCTGTTCGCTCTACTGAGTTCGGACAGCATCTCGTCGAAGCTGCCCACGTCGTCGGCAAGGCCTGCCTCGACGGCGCGCCTCCCGACCATCACGTCGCCGGCGCCGAAGCGCGCGATGACGTCATCGCGAGACACGCCGCGGAATCCCGCGACCGTCTCGACGAAGATCTCCGCCAGGTCGTCGACCCGGCGCTGAATGAGTGCGGCGCCCGCCTCGCTCTTCGGATCGGGGCGCTTGTTCGGGGACTGCGAGGAGACGAACTCGATCTCCTCGATACCGAGCTGCTCGTCGAACTTCGACCAGTCGAGATAGGTGGCGATCACGCCGATCGAGCCGGCCTCGGCGGTCGGGTTCATCACCAGGCGCTGAGCCGCAGCGGGGATCCAGTAGGCGGCGCTCGCCGCCATGCCACTGGCGTAGGCCTGGACGGGCTTCCGCTCGCGGACGGCAGCCACCAGCTCCGCGAAGGCCTGCACGCCCTCGACCATCCCGCCGGGCGAGGACACGTCGAGGAGGATCGCGTCGACACGCCGGTCCTCGACGAGCGCGCGCAGATCGCGCGCGGCGTGCTCGAGCACGAAGCCGCCGTAGCCGAACAGCCAGCCCCACTCGGATCCGCGCGGGCGGACGCCGCCGTGCACTGGCAGAACGCCGACGTTCTCGATCCGGTAGGCGCGGCCAGCGCCTTCGACGGGCTCGGCGTCCTGACGGGCCGCGACCGCCTCCTCCTCGAGCAGGCCGCCCGGGACGTTCTGACGGGCCTCGATGGTCGTAAGGAGCTGCTCGAGCGCGGGCCGGTGCATCGCGAAGATCGTGTCGCCCAGGGCGCGCAGGTGTTGCATCTCAGGTCTCCAAAACGACGAAGCCGGCTCAAGGCCGGCTTCGCGTGGGTCGATCGATTCGGGCGGCAGCTCAGTCCTCGCCGGCGCCCTCGGGACCGTCGTCGTCAGACGGGAACTCGGTCTCCTCTTCCTGGTTGCCTCGGCTCGGGATCGGCACGCCCTCGCGAGTCAGCAGGCGGCGCTCGCGTCCGATGCGGTGGACCACCACCTCGTGGCTCTGGCCGTACAGGCGCTGCGTGATGTCGCTGAGCGACGTCGCCGTGAGTTCGAACGCCATGAACTCGGCCTGCGTCTCCTTGACCGGGTCGAGCTGCCCGGAGCTCGGTCCGATCCAGTCAGCCCGCGACCACAGGGCGCGCTTCTCCGGGTCCTCGAGGAAGCCGGGCGCGCGGATGCGTCCCTCTTCGATCTGCTCCATCAGCCACGTTTCGTAGATCGGCTGGCAGCAGGCCGACGCCATCCACCGGCGGCGGCTCATGAACATGCGGTTCGCTTCGAGCCGCGCGCCGCGACTGGCGCTGTAGCTGCGCCGGAAGTGCTTCAGCAGGATCTCGAGCGGGATCCCGGTGCCGGCGCCGATCTGCAGCGCGATCGCTTCGAAGAACCCTCCGAAGTTGCCGTTCGGGCGCCCGGGGTTCACGGACTCGACGGACTCGTTCGGTGCTAGGTCGGCGACCATGCCCGGCGTCAGCGTCTGCACCGCGGTTTTCTGCAGAGAGGGGTTCTGCGCTACGTCCTGCGCGAGCTCGCTGTCCTCGCCGTGGCCGAGGCCCTCGCCGTCCTCCGTCTTCACGAACACGGCGAACAGGCCCGCGACGACGGCGGCGACGATCTCCGCGTCCGTGTAGCGGTCGAGCTGCTTCAACTTGCCGCCCACGGGCGCCAGGAAGGGAACACCGCGCGTCTGTCCGGGCCGCATCGAGCGAAACAGGTGCACGACGTTCCGGCGGCCCGTGAACGGCCCGCGCGCACGGAGCGCCATCCATCGCTGGATGTGCGCGTCCACCTTCGCGCTGTCCGGGTGGGCGTAGAGCACGTGGTAGCGCCACGGCGCGCCATAGCGGTCGCGCTCGACGCCGCCAGTGAGCTGCATGGTGTCCACGCCGTTCTGCGGGTTCGTCAGACGGCCGGGGTCGATCGCCTGGATGCGCGTCGAGTGCATCGTGCCGGGGCGACGGACCGAGGGCAGGGAGATCAGCGCGTCACCGGAGCAGAGCGCCGTCGTGAGCGCCAGCCGCTGGTGATCGACGAACGTCAGGCGCTGCTCGAGGTCGCACTCTTCCGGCCGCGTCGCCCAGGCCTCGAAGCGCGCCTCGACATCGGCCTCCCACTGGTCCGCCTGGTCCTGCGTGAGCCCGAGCCGGGCGGCGTCGATCCGCGACTGCATGCGCAGCCCGGTGCCGACGACGTTGTCGACGACGGTGTCCACGGCGCCGGTCGCGAGCGGGTTGTTCCGGTAGAGGTCCCAGCACCGGCGCACGAGCTCGGTGCGCTCGTACTCGACGGCATCCGCGTCGCCACCCGAGGCGACCCACGTCGCCATCTGCAGGAACTGGCTGGCGGTCTCGTAGCTCGAGTACTCGCCCGCACGCATGCGGATCCGAGGCTTCGCGAGAGAGGTCATCGGACAGGAATCCCGGGTCGGAGGTTGCCGCGCGCCAGGCGCGTGATGCGCTTCTGCAGCGTGCGCTCGCGGTCGTACAGCGTGCGCAGGTCGAGGTTCTCGCCGCCGTACTCGCCGCCGTTGAACGACTTCACGCCGTCGGTCTCGATCTGCTCGATCGTCGTACGGACGCGCGCGAGATCCGCGCGCAGGCGCGTGAGCTCAGCAGACTCGGCCATCAGGTCACTCCTCTCGATCGGACGCGCCGCCCACGGCGACGACGGGGCGCGGTCGATCCCGCAGCGGCAGAGTCATTCCCGGCGACCACCAGCGAATTCCGGTCCCACTCCCGCGCCCACGCCGGCGGCTCTTCCCAGCGGATGCGCTCCGCTTTCACAGCGATCACGCCCGCCCGGGCGTAGACGAACAGGTCGAAGGCCTCGTTCGCGCGGCCCGCCTGGCGCTCCCACCCCTTCGGACCGCGCTCCTCAGCCGTGAGCTCGTCGAAGAACGCCTGGTCCAGCCAGTCCGGCAGGTGGACGAACTTCGGCCCCGGTTCGGTGCGGCCGAGCTCGGCGTCCGTGGTGTCCTTCAGGTCCGTGGTGTTCAGCAGGTAGACCGGGATCTCGCCGCGTGCCTTCGCCTTCCGATCCTTCCGATCGCTGTCCGGGTAGGAGAGCTTCACGCGTTGCGCGCTCTGGCGGCGCTCGCCCTTCACCAGGATGAAGCGGTCCGTCAGACCCTGCCGACGCAGCCAGCGCCAGAACTCGTAGGCCTTGTCGGTGACGCCCGCGACGCCTCCGGAGTCACACGCGCTGACCTTGATGCCCATGCGCCGGCCAGAGCCGTCGTCGAGCTCATAGCTGCGCGCGATCACCTGCTCGACGAGCAGCTTCCAGTCCTCCAGGTAGACCGCGGGCTCGATCGGCAGTCGCTTCCCGTCGCGATCGCGCCTCGAGCTCTGGAAGACCGTGAAGCGATCGACGACCCACTGCTCGAGGTCGACGCCCCAGCCGTGGACCTGAACTACGAATCGGTTCTTCTGCACGTCGACGGCGGCGGTCAGGAACCGGACGCCCTGAGGGACCACCCGGTACCCGAGCTGCTCGACGCGCTCGAGGAGGTCTTCGGAGAGACGCGCCTCGTGTGCATGGCGCCCGATGTAGGGCCGCCCGATCGTCGTGTTGTAGAACTTCTGCAGCGAGCCCTCGGAGTTCGTGAGCTCGAAGTCGCGCAGCGCGCGCAGGTACTCGGCCACCAGCGCCTGCGGGCGCCGGTAGGCGGCCGCAGGGCCCTCCATCGCGAAGCTCGCCCGCCGCGTCCGGCGCGGCTCACCGAGCAGCTCGCCGTCGGCCGAGATCTCCATGCCCTCCGGGCACCAGACGCCGCCGCGGTTGTGCGAGATCTGGATCGATGGCTCCTCGAGCACGCCGCAGTTCGGGCAGACGTAACGCACCGTCTCCGCGGCGAGATCCGGATCCGTGATCTCGTCATCCCAGGTGATGCAGTCCGGCCACTCCGGTCGGTGCCAGGTACGGCAGTGCCTGCAGTGCCAGTACCATCGCCGCCGATCGCCCGAGTTGTACAGCGCCGCGATCCCGCGTGCCGGCGCCATCATGTGCGGCGCGTCCTTCGGGGCCCGCCACTTCCGGTCGAGGACGCGCGTGCCCGGGGCGGCCTCCGCAATCGACATGCCGGCGCTTCGGAACGTCAGCGTCCGCGTCGAAGCCAGGCCGAACACGTCGCCCTCGCCGTCGACGTCCTCGTCCATCTTGTCGAGGTCGGTGATCAGGACGTAGCGGAACGAGCGGCTCGCGAGCTGCGCCGCCGTCGGCCAGCCAAGCGTCAGGGTCATGCCGTTCCGGAACACCTTGTCGTGCGTGTTGTCGTCGTGCGCCCGCGGGCTCAGCTCCGCGGCCAGCGCGGGCGAGTTCCGGATCATCTTGTCGACGCGCTTCTTGGAGTGGTCCCGCGCCGCGAGGCGGGTCATCTGCAGCAGCAGCGTGTCCCCGGGCGCGCAGGCCACGGCGTAGGCCCAGGCGCAGTCGATCAGCGCGACCGATTTCCCGCTCCGCGCCGGGCCCGCGAAGATCACCGCCTCGTAGAGCCTGCTCGGGAGCAGGTTCATCGGCTCGACCATGTACGGCGCCAGATCGGCCGAGAAGGGCCTCACCTGCGTCCCGTCCGGGATCTGCACCTCGCGGGCGCAGAACTGCGAGACGGGTTCGGCGTCACGGCGCCTCAGCAGGCGCGCTGTGCTCCGGCGGATCTCTCTGGCGTCGGCCAGCAGCGTCTCAGCCACCGAGGTCCTCGTCGGACTCGATCGCCGCCACCAGCTCCGCGCGGACGCGCTCGGCCACTCGAATCGTCTCCTCGACCTGGACCGGCGTCAGGCCGGCATCCGCCTCGAGGATGTCCGGGAGAGTGTCCAGGAACGTCGAGACTCGCTTCACCAGCCCCGCCATCTCCTGCTCCACCTGCGCTCTCGCCACCAGCTCGCCCATCCGCTCGCGGTAGTCGGCGAGCTCGTGCAGCGCCTGCACCGCGGCCTTCTTCTTGAAGGGGTCGACGGGCAGGTTCTCGAGATCCTCGGGGCCGCCCTGATCTCGTGCGAAGAGCCGATGCACCGCGTCCTCGAGGGAGAACACGGGATGCCCCGCGTGCGTCGCCGCGGGTGCCAGATCAGCCAGGCGCCGCCGCACCGTCGCGCGATCCATGCCGAACTGGCGCGCGAGCTGGTTCATGCTCCAGAGCGCGCCCGCCTCGGCCAGTCGGACCGCGCCGGCGGGCGGCTTCTTCAACTCCACGACCCTCCCCATGGCCTACGCCCGACTCGGGCCGCCCCGGGTTGTTGTTGAGGCCTGGGGG